ATATTACAGACATATTTTTATATTACAAAACCAAGAAAAGTAAAAATGGAAAAAGCAAAAATGAAATTGGACAGTTATATACAGAAAGCCAGCATTCCCAATATATTATTTTTCGGACCATATATGTGCGGAAAAGAAGAAATATACCAACAATTTATCGGCAATCTATATAATTCAAACGAAAATATTTCTAAATATGTCCTTACAATTAACTGTTTATCTACAAATGGAATCAAAATTATCAAAGAGCATATTAAACTATTTTCAATGCAAATATTCAACAAAACTAAAGACGTAAATTTCAAAACAATTGTCTTGGAACATGCCGACAATTTGACATATGATTCTCAGTATAGCTTAAGGCGAACAATAGAACAATATAGTAAAACAACGAGGTTCATCTTTGTTTGCGAAAATAAGTATCGTCTGTTGAATCCGCTGTCATCGCGTTTCGCGCACATTTACATTAATGAAAATCGCAATAGGTCTTTGCATAACAATATAGATAAATTCAACTATACAAAATATAAATATCTTATTCAAAAATATAATAATTTACTCCAAAATAAAGACCCACAAATCAACAAGCTATTAGAAATATATAAAATTAGTATTGAATTCCACAAGTATAATTTTCATTGTTTTGAAATTTTCCAAAAATTTAGGACAAATCCAAACCACAATAATTTGAGTTTAATATTTGGGAAGGTCAACAAAAACTTTTGCAATGACTTATTTTCTATTTTTTACTTGTTGGTAGTATTTCGTAATAATTTAGAAATAGAAATATATGATTACTATTAAATGGATGATTATAATTCAAATTTGCTGAACGATTCTAAGTCCGAATGGTCAATACGCTTGATGAATATTTTGTCTGGACACATTATCGACGGATTTCGTTCAATATACAGCGAAGCAATGGAAGTATGTGAGAAAAATGACGAAGATGAGAAATATTTGATGACCTTTCAAAACTACTTGTCTATGATTCCAAAGTGGAATCAAACTATGGTGGATGCTGAGGTGGAACGAATTAAAGAATGTTCACAGTGTAAGTATTTAGAAGACCTCATCACTTGTGTCCATATTCTTCAGTTAAAAATATTGAGTTGTGTTCGCACTGGAAATCAAAACAAGAAAATTGACATTGATATACCTTGCTTCAAACAATTTTTGCATAACGTTTACATTAACATTGCTCGCAAATTGTATTCGAATATTTATTTATTCCAAATTGAGGCGACACCGTTACAGCAACAAAAACACAACCGAGAATTTGAAATTATTGTTCAAACGTGTATTATGAACACGATTCGTGATAATGTTCCAGTAGAACAACTTCTGAAACAATATATTGATGAAACACAAGAAGTAGATGTTGAAAAAACTGAAAAAGTAATAGATGAACCAAAGCAAGAACCACGAGAAAACAATAAGCCACAACAACAAGTTGGAGACTCAATTGAAACGCCCTCTTCTATTCTAAAAGATGAAAGCAATAGTGTTGTAATCAACGAACAACCATCTCTATCTGAAGCACCTCCGACGGTAGATGATTTATTATCAAATAATAATTATAACCAAAAAGAGGAGAATAAGTCTATCTCTTTTGAAAGTGAAGAGCCGTCTGAAGTCAACGATCAAGAAAGCAACAATGAAAATACATTCACCATTGGGGATAATGTGCCTCTAGTTCTGGATAGCGATTTTGATAGCCCCTCTAATTCCAATATGAATGAGATTGAAGAAATAAACTTGGATTTTGATAACATCGAAGATGAAACAAAAAATGCGGAAAGTGAACCACCAATTGATCTTGGAATCGAAGAACTAGCCTTTTAAATAAATGGATTATTTTCGTTATATATAATTTATTTAAATAACAAATAAATTATATGGAGTTATTGAATAGTAATTTTATTGTAGCAGCAGTTATATGTATTATATATTTCATTTTAAAAGTTTCAGTGGATAAAAACAAAGACGACAAAAAAAAGGCGTTTAAAGACAGTGCTTTAGTAGGAATTGTTTCTTATGCTGTGTTAATATTTAGAAGTAATTTTGTCTCTTTTGAGAGTAGTAAAACGACCACAATTTTCACAAACGAACCTCAATTTTGATTTGATTTCATATCTTCTCTAAGACGGTTGACAGCGCTCGGCGATGCCGTTTCTGCAGTGTTATTGCCAGACTGATTTAAAAGCAATTTTACATTTGTTGGAGACGCAGTTTTAGCAGAACCATTGTTATTAATATTTCTATTGGAGTTAAGAGCAGTCTCTCTGTTTGATTTGATAGCAGTCTCTCTGTTTGATTTCATAGATTTCGGTTTTGACAAATTGTTTGTATTCTTACGAGTCATCTTTTCCAACTTTGCTTCAATGTTTTTGAGTTTGTGTAAAATCATATTCAATTTAGAATTGGGGTCTTGGTGTAAGCGTTCGCGGTTAGCATTCATATTTCTACGCGTGTTGGGTCTCAAATTACGTGCCCTTGCTACTGCGGCACGGGCGGCGTCCATCTCGGCGTTCCGTTGTGACATCGGTTCAATCGCATTCCTTTTATACTTGTCATTGGATGCCATTCTTTTCTTCATTCTTTTTACACCAGGTTTATTTTTACAAGACCTATTATTCCAGTAGCACTTAGGGTCATCTCCACAAAAAGGATGTTTTGTCTTACGACGAGACGAGCACGCAACCATTATATATAATACTTACATTATTTATTCATGCGTATTATATGTAATAATTTGAAAAATATATATTTACGAAATAATATCATCAATGTCCATGTAATGACATTTGTCATCATGTAAACAATTATCAACTATCAAGTCCGACGCAATATACTTTTTAAGAACGTTATGTTCATATTGATCTTCTGGAATATGTTTATGAACAATCCTGGATATCATTTTGTATAACTTGAATCCAGGATATTTATCATCGCCATTTTGTTTGTATAGTACATTTTCACCGTTATCGTCGTATAGCCACGAGAAAATAAGATCATATATCGGAGCAATATTTCGATATTCATCAATATTGTTGATATCGTCGCATACAAAATCAAAAATGCTACAAGCAAGACGACATAGGTCAAAACTCATATTTGGTTCTACTAACGGTTTCTTTTCATTATAATACGGGTTATAATTATATTGTGTATGAGCTGTTCCATTTCTGGAAAAACTATCGCTACATAGAGAATGTCCGTTGTAATCATAAATGGCGCGACCAAAATCAATTATTTTGAATATTTTACCATAGGTTGGTATTTTGTATATTTTATCTTTTATTTTGTAAACAAAATACTCCTTGTCTGTTTCGCAATACATGATATTGTTTGTGTGTAAGTCGTTGTGAGTAAAGTTATATTTTTTTTGATATACGTAAAGTGTCGTGATAATTTGAAAAATAGCACTCTCTATTTCTTCCATTTTGATTTCTCCTCCATCCAATAGTTCATCCAGTGTATTTGTGCACTTTTCAATAACAACCACTTGTGTTGGAAATTTGTTTAGTAATAAATAAATTTTGTCTTCTTCTTCGCTATTTTCTTGACTATCTTCTTCGCTATTTTCTTGACTATCTTCGTCACTATCTTCTTCGCTATATTCGTCGCTATATTCCTCACTATCTTCCTCACTATCTTCGTCACTATCTTCGTCGCTATCTTCGTCGCTATATTCCTCACTATCTTCGTCGCTATATTCCTCACTATCTTCGTCACTATCTTCGTCGCTATCTTCGTCGCTATCTTCGTCATTATTAGTCAACGTGTCATTTGTGTCATATTGATACTTCAATGCCAACCCATCGTCATTTTCTAAATCATCAATCAAAAATTCATTTACACTCGTTAATGAGTGAGATACTCCTGAGCTGTCCACCGGCGTTTCTTCCACAATAGATTCAAACTCCAAATCTAAATCGTTGGTTTCTTCAATGAGCAAAGTCTCCTTTTTATTTTGCTGAAAGATATCGTTTGCCTCATTGTCTTCAAACCGAAATTTTTTCCCTAAATTTTGTGTAAAAAAGTTGGATTCGCATAAATATTCTAAATCGTCTGACACATTTATTTTACAATTTTTTTTCTGACAAATAAACATATCATAGCATTCAATACCGTGGAAAAACTGTTTGTCGGTTTTCAATATTCCGCTGATGTAATAAAATAAACTATCTACATAAGCATAGTTATTTTTGTCATGGATATATTTTTGATATTTACTATTGACATTTTTTTCTTCAACACCAGGTAATATTGTTAAATCTTCGTTTTTGTATTTTCCAGTCAAATATCTCAGAGAGTCAACCAGTGTGATATATTTGAAAAATACTTCCCTATCATTATCGTCTTTGTCTTTTATTACGAAACAGTTTTCATCACTTTTTCCTTTGTAATCCCCAACTCTTTTTTGAATTTCAATATTCAAAATTTCTTCCACCGGTGCTTTCGCTTTAACAATTTCCTCAAATTCATTATTTGAAAGATTGTTTAAATTATCGTATAATAATTCTTGTTTTAGCATCACACATTAATTTTTATTATTGATATAATATTTTTAATATTTTTAAACTTATTAATAATAACATCTTTACACGATTTGCGTTCGTAATATTCCGAGGTTTAAATTTGTTTTCAATATATAAACAATGACACTAGAACTTAAGAAATTTAATATGAGCCACATCACATTCAAAAAAGACGAAAATAAAGGTCCCGTCGTTGTCTTAATTGGTAGAAGAGATACAGGAAAGAGTTTCTTGGTTCGTGATTTATTATTCCATCATCGAGATATTCCATTGGGCACTGTTATTTCGGGTACAGAAGCCGGCAACGGTTTTTATAGCGATCACGTTCCCAAACTGTTTATTCATGATGAATATAGTTCGTCTATTATTGCCAATATTTTGAAAAGACAAAAGGTTGTATTGAAACAAGTAAACAAACAACTTGCCACGTACAAAAAGTGTAATATTGATCCGAGAGCGTTTGTTATTTTGGATGACTGTCTATATGATAATTCGTGGTCAAAAGACAAATTAATGCGTTTACTATTCATGAATGGAAGACATTGGAAGATTATGCTTATCATTACTATGCAATATCCGTTGGGTATCCCACCAACATTGAGAACCAATATTGACTATGTCTTTATTTTGCGCGAACCATACATTGCCAATCGTAAGCGTATCTACGAAAACTTCGCGGGTATGTTCCCGACATTTGAGTCTTTTTGTCAAGTAATGGACCAATGTACTGAAAATTATGAGTGTTTAGTGATTAATAATAATGTAAAATCAAACAAATTACAAGATCAAATCTTTTGGTACAAAGCGCAAGCACAAAAAGATTTCAGATTGGGATCAAAAGAATTTTGGGAATTGTCTAAAAATATTGGTTCGGACGACGAAGAAGAAACATACGACCCTCAGTCTTACGTGAGGCGCAGTAGTGGTCCACGAATTAACGTGAAAAAAAATAAATGGTAATCTATTCACTATCTGTCTTCAGCAGGTGACTCTATCATCGCCTGTCTAATAGCTCCTTTATACCTAGTTACTCTTCATCGTCGCGTCGGTCTTACGCCGCTTCGCGTCCGATAATAGATTAAATGTTCCTTCAGATTCAGCACTTGTATCTTGAGCAGCTCTTCTATTATTATCTTGAGCACTTGTATCTTCAGCAGCTCTTTCATCCCTTGCCTCTGCTTGTATTCTCCTCTCCCTTTCCATATCTACATAGTATGAAATGACATCATCAGGTTCAGTAAGACGTTTAGCATCCGTCCTAACTGAATTCATAAACTTGTTCATTTTGACTTCGTTATCTACTAATCTAACAGAAAATTTTAGTCTGTTTTGACACCAAGCTTTTAAAAAATTATATTTTTTCACATACTTTATATTTTTATCGGTCTCTGCGTCTGCATCTATACTAACGAATTCCTTTTGTATAATAGTGATTTGTTCTTCAATTGATCCAAGTATATCATTACTTTTTTGAACTACATTATCAAGGGTGGAGTTACATATTTGTTTCCATTCGAAAATATCACTAACCGAATTTTGATTTAAACCATCATCTATTAATGTCTGTAATTGGCTTAATACATTCGCTTGTCTGGCTCTTAGTTCTGTGCGATTTTCATGGGCAGCCGCCTCCGCCGCCGCGGCTGAATCTGCTCGGCTCATGTTTGTAAAATCATCTAAATTTTCATCAAGATTTCTTAACATTTCTCTAAATAATTCCTCCCACACACCGACGCACAACGCGTTGCTAAGCCATTTTCCAATTTTACATCTTACCGTTTCGATGCTGTCCTGCTCTTTTATCTTGTCTTGATCTCCATTCGGATAACCCATAAAGGCCCCGGCTTTCCAATGAATATGTGGACGTGAATGCGCCTTTGTTCCTTTTATATGAGTATAATATTTCCCAGGGCCCTTGCCCTTGCCCGTGCTGTGCGGAGTAGTTTCAAAATGTGCTTGATAACTAGTAGATGTTGTAAGTAATTTAGCAAAATCAACACTCACGACGCCCCCCTTCATAATTTTTCTTGTTTTTCTAAGATTTTTTTTAACCTTATAGTTTCTTGTATAACTTTTTTTGTTACTTTTATTCGTTCTTGCATAACCTTTTTTGTTACTTTTATTCGTTATTGTATAACGTTTTTTTTTAGTATGTTTAACCATATTATCATATATATAGACATTTTAATCTATCATTTCAATTAATAATCTAAATAAATAATCATAAATAATTAAAAATACTAATAATTAATTATTTACATTATGGCGATTTAGATAAAATATTACCTTCAAAATATTTGAATATATTTAGTTGATGTTTTCCTGATCCAACTTCAATAGGTCGTGCTCTTTTGATGAAATTAGAATTGGTACAATAATAATAAATTTGTCTTTTTTTCAATCGCAACGGTAGATTCTTTTGAAGATTATTTATTGATAATATTTTTGTAGGATTATTTTTCAAATATTCTCTTACTGGATTATTATCTAATTCAAGAATTTTGTTTACTTCACTTCTCTTTTTTTTACTATGTTTTACTTTCATTGGTATAATTATTATATTTTTCTCTTTATTTAATATTTAAAACATATTTAGTTATATTAAATAAAGATCATGGCGCCAAAAAAAGACAAAAACGGTTTGATTATATTCAAAGATTATCCGGAGTTCACTCCGAACCTGACACCACAAGAAATATTTGAAATGGGTAGTTTTGGCGGGACGTATTGGCGCCCGATTTACTCCAGAATTCTGAAAAAAGAATTCAATAACCAGCATAAAAAATATCCAAAGAGTTGGTGGAAAAATCTTCCAGAACATTGGTTAACTTCTGGATGGGACGATTACGACAAAACAATAAATAAATATAATGTGAAAGTCGGTACAACATTAGAATATTGGGAGGAAAAAAAATGGATCAATGAAACGCACCCGTATGGGTGGACGCAATGGTATTGTGATTTTTATTCTGGAAAACGGAGCGATGACGATGAACGACAAATCAAACGGTGGATGAATACCGCAGGACCTAAAAGTAGATTCCGCAGAAATTTAATCAATCAAATTCATAAAAAAAAGACAAAATATGATGACTATGAGGTAAGTCCTAAAATTAGGCAAACTTTACAACACTGGGGATATGAACTTCAGAAGAGTGATGTTTAATTAAACCCCTTCAAATCTGAAAATTTAATGGTATTATCTATTATTGGCTCCATTTCATTTACTTTTTTCTTATTGACATATAAAAGCTCCTCCATCTCTTTCAACTGGCTCAAAATATCACGTTTAAACAAATTGAACTTTTGTCTATTATCAGGACATTTAACATTTTTTTTAAAGTTATGTGCGAGATTTTTGAAACAGTTCTCTTTTCTCTTTTCTTGTTCAAACAATTTGGATGCGAAATATTTTCTCATTTGTTTTTGAATCACAATAGCCATATTATTTTCATTTTTAGTAGATTTTTTGGAAATAATATACCACCTCCAGTGTCGTTGGATTAGCGATATAGACCAACTCTTCATGATTTTACAAGCAATCAACGAGAGAACATAATTAATAATGGCACGTTTAATGAGAATGTTAGAGTACCAATTTTGGATTTTCGTAATGTAATAATGTTTGTGAGCCCACTTAACAAATTTCTGAAACTTGATGAATCCTGTCATTGGGATACAAGAAAACATCTTCTGGCTCCGAAACCATGTTTGAATTTTTTGTGACGAATCTTCTCTGTATTCCATTCTTTTTTGGAGTGCTTTCAATATAGCCATTCCGGCTGAGATTGGCGATGATTGGTTCAGATAAGTTGGTATGTATTTATTGTCTTTTGTTCTCAAATAATACTCGGTTTTGTTTTTCATTGATGTTTCTATTGGAACATAGAAATCCTTCAAACGTTTCTCTTCATTTTCAATCTCTTTTATGCGAGGTTTTAATTTGTCTTTTACCCAAGAATTAATAATTTTTATAATATATTGCTGCATACCAATTGGTGCATTCGTCCATTCAACTACACTTTTATTTTGCTGCGTCAACCCCAGTTTTTTATCAAATTTATGATTAAAAGTGAGTTGCTTTTTGATACATTTTCCAATAATATTGATGTCATCGTCATAAAAGCCAGTCATGGAAAAATCTAATCCACCAAGAGTTCGCGCGTTGTGATGGTTATCTTCTCGCGAAATGTATAACTTTTTGATGTAATCTTCGGCAAGACAGTATATTTCATTTTCACTTTCGATGCCATTTTTAATACAAAATTTATTGAACGATTCCCAATCCTTTAAATTGAATTTATCTTTCTTATTTTTTGTAATATAAAGATCCCCAGGCATTTCAAGTTTCAGAGAAACATCGCATATAAGCTTCCAATCTTCATTCTCCAAATCGTCTGAGGTAATTTTCTTTTCTTTTTTGTTTTTGTCATATTTGAATACCAGACTTTTCTTACCATTTTTGGTTGAAAATGCCACCGTCGCCTTTTTCATCCAAACTTCAATCTGAAATCTATCTGACAATAACGGTTTGGGAATCGCATAGTGCCTTATCTGTTCACCAAACAAGGATATTTTTTTACCCTTTTCAAAGTAGTTCTGATATGTTGTACCGATATCTATGTAATCTTGCATGTCATCTTCCAACTCCACAATTTCGGTATATTTCTTCTCACTTGTTTGTATGATAATGATTGTTCCTTGTGAAATATTTTCATTTTTCAAACATTGAATTGACAATGGGTCATTTTCTGTATATGAATCTACAACTTGATTCGTATAATCATCAAGCGTTTTACATTGATTCCAATTTATCTTGACTTGTCTTGTAATATTGTCTTCTGTTCTCGATATGATAACAATAAATTTTTCATAAATATCATCTTCAATGTCACACCAATTTACGAGAGTAGAGATACCGCCGATACCAAACTTTCCAATACCTCCATCTATATTTTCCGAGTGAAGTTGAACAAAACGGTACACATTTACTTGATCCATCCCCCTTCCATCGTCCTTGTATCTAATTTGATAGTATTTAGTGCCGTCACTATTATTCCCTTCTTGCTTACCGATGACAATATTTTTGGCGTTCGCGTCAAAGCTATTGTCAATTAATTCCTTTAAAAGAGACAAATTATTGTGCCCCGTTGAAGACGTCCCCAAATGTTTCAAATAATTGTAAATATTAACTGGTTCAAACTTTGGAGATGACATGATTGTGTTGTTGATTAATCGTTCCCCATTCAAATTCAATTTTATCATTATTTCTTCTCCAAAAATTATAGAAAAATTGAAACCAACCGAGCATTATATTTGATTGCCATCAAGCAATTGTAACAAAATCATGGAAGGACTTCTCAAACCCGGTGTCCAAGAAACCATTTTCAAGAAGGCGTTTGATTATGTTAATAGAAAACACGGAAAAGTCAATTTAGAAACTTGTCTTTCTGAAATGTATAACAAAAATTTGGATGAAGATTATATTGTTTGTATTTGTTTGGCATGTATTAGTTTGATTGAAAGTGGAAAAGACGATTTTGAAAAAATAGAAGAAGGGCTTTCTGAAAAAATGAAGAAGTCCGTTATGAGGCAAGTCGGAGAACAACTGTCATCATGCGATGATATTAATAAAACAGAATAGCTATGGTATAATATTAATAATTGCACAAAAGATTGTTCGGAAACATTTTATTATTGTTATAAAATAAATAAATGAATATAAAATTCATGAAAAAATATAGATTTGACGACATATTTTTGAGTATTTCGCCATTGATGTTACTATACTGGTTCAATACTGTAGACAATATAAAACGATTTTTAATTTTACAGGTTTGCGCGAGCAGTTTACTATATTGGAATTACAAAAATATATATACACTTCTAATAGATGTATTTAGCGCAAGTTCATTCATTCTTTATTATTTGTTTTTGACTTATAGGAAAAATAAAATTATTCAAATGTTTGTCTTTTCGTTGTTGATATTAATATTCTTTTTATGTAGCTTTTTACAAGGGCAACAAGGTAAACGTCAGATTATAAATCATTTGATATTCCGTTTTGTAGTGTTGGTGTTATTCTTACAAAATGAATCTACAATGTTAGGTGTATGAGTCATCATCATATCATGTAACAACAAGGTTACAACGACCAGTGACATCATCTTTCTCTAGCTCGCAAAATGTTTTGAAAAATGTTTCGCAATCTAATACAATCTCTTGTTCAATATCTAAATATTTATATACTATGTTACGATTATTGCGACGAAGTATTTTTACTTTATTTCTATTGTAGATGTTCATCCAATATTGTTTGTCGGGGTTATAAATGTTTGATTTGATCCATCTATTATTTTCTAGTTCTAGAATGGTACCATCGAGACCCATCCAAAAGGTTCTTACTTTAATGTTTGGAAAGTATTTCGGCATACGCCCAAGAACATTTTTGTGTTGTTTTTCTTCATTTATCGTATCATCCCCATAATAATGTGCATAAGCGCCACAGTCTTCATGGTCTATGAACCATACTTCTTTCGCGCCATGAAGTTTTCCGGACAAATCTACATGGCTGCATATAGACTCTTTCCACGCAGACAACTGACACCGACATTCAGAACTTAAATGGTGACGATTCTCAAGACCAACAGACAAAGACGATCCAGCGACGGATACAAGGTCATATTGGTCACAATAACCTTGATTGTTCAGCATCGTAATCGTTTCTGTTACCATTCTCAAATCCATACACGAAACAACAACCATTTTGGCAATTTTGTCTTTCATATTTTATCTTGGAGAGGAATGTTCGTCTATATTTTTATTTAAATTTTTTCACAATAAATATATATACTCATAAGTTATAAATAACTTCAGAATGCCTCCATTTAATCCGATGAAAATGGATGATTTGACGCCCAAAGAACAAGACGCGTTGAGTATGTATACAGGTGGTGAGTCGTTATGGATAAACAATTATTTAAGAGAGCACAATTTGGGAGAACTCAATCCACGCCAAAAAGACAAATTACGTAACTACACTGTACATTTAAACAATATAATCAACAAGGCGCCGCGAAGTATAGGAGATACAATTGTTTACAGGGGTGCGGAAGCAATGGATGATAAATGGAAACGTCTTAACAAGGACGACGACCTGTTGTTTACGCAAAAAGGTCTCATTTCAACGTCGTTCAATAAAGATGTTGCGCTGGACTTTATTGAAGATGATAGTCCTTGTTGCTTGCTCATTTTGCGATTACCCAAAAATACCAAGGGATTGTACATATCTTCAGAATCTGCGTTCAGCGATTTAGATGAAGATGAACTGCTCTTGCCACACGGTTCCAGATTTCAAATCACCAGTAGACAAATGAAAAAATATGATACTAGTCCTAATAAAATTATAACATACTATGCGGATTTAATTTCACAAATATAGTTATTCAATTTGTTTCCATTCCTTGTTCCACATATCATCCGAATATTGTTTCATTTGCCCAACTTTATGGTTGTGGTCATATATATATATAATTTCTCCTGTGCGTATGTATGTTCCATCATCATAGAGATTGCGGTCATCGTTCATAGTAATAATGGTTATTTTCATCCCACCACCTTGATTACATTCGTATTTGCTTCCGGCTTTAAATGGTGATGACATCTTGGTATGTATATATGTAAACTTATACTTACATGACAGGAACGAATCAATTTTTTTCATAAAGGGTCATACTCGCCAATTTAAAATATACATGAAACAATTGCGCGACATTCTTCGGCATCTGGAACATACCCTTTATTTTTGACAATGACTGCTAAGAGGTCATAACAAGGGGTGAGATTTGAATTATTTTTTTTGATACTTTGAAGCCATTTTTCTTTTGCGGCCGTCTCGTGTTCTAGATTTTCTTTGTTGAATGTTTTGAAATATTCAATATTACAATATTTGACATCAGTAATACTCCATATTGCCATTGCGATGACTTCAAGACGCTTAAAATATTCTACATCTTCTCGGTCTTCATTTGACGCGGCAAGCAAGAATATATTCACTTGTTCGCGAATAACCTTTCGTATTTCAAAAGGTATTGCGTTTACCCCATTGTTTTCAATAATGTCGTTTTTCACAGATTCGTCGCAATAGTTCAAGATTGTATTTTGGTTCACAACTGATATATTATTTGCATAACGCAAGTGAGAGGGCACCCGACCAACCATTTGTTCAAACGCTGTATTTAGAAGGGGGGTCTTCAAATTGTCGGGCATTTTTTCCAAAAGTTCATATGGCATCGGCACATTGCGCGCTAAATTAGTAGGAATGCTCAGCGTTGAACAAGAAGCACCCTGTATGATTTCTTCTTGTTCGTTATATTGTTCGATTAGCGCAGCGTTATTTTGAGGAATAGCCTTAGTCAAATTAATAGATTGTTCCGGGTGCTGTAAATCACCCATAACAATATATTGACCAATGGAAACAAACTTTTTAAAGTATTCAGGCTCAATATGCCATAAAGGTGCGATGCGAAGAAGACTGTGAATCTCATAGCAGGTCTCGTTCATAATTGATGGTGGACCCACAATGAATGTCGCATTTTTGTCGTTTTTCCACATCATTCTCCAATCTTTCCTGGATGGACGAACGACATCTTCAAAGAAAGGGAACAAATTCTTTACGCGAAGCATTCGTTTTCTTATTTCTTCATCCGCATTTTCGGGATCATCCGAAGAAGCACCAGGGACGCATACAATGTACCACAACGAATTCGAACTCGTCTTCATTGTGGTAAATAACGCAATCTCGTCATCAATCTCTTCTCCGAAATCACTAAAAACAGCATTAATCTCTGGCATATGTTCGATTGAAGAATAATGAACCATGATGTGGAAGTTGGATATGGTTTATATCACATCCATTTATTCTTCACAACGATTCAAATTTTTTTTTACAAAATGGATTATATGTTTATAAGATATAATGAAAACTAAAAAAAGTAAAAAAAGTAAAAAAGTAAAAAATATTAAAAAACAAATGAGCGTTAAAACTATTAAAAACATAATATTGAAAAAGGACAGAACTTTTCCGACAATACATAATATACACGGTTACAATGTAATATTAATAGACATACCAAGTAGCGAACTCGTATATATTCAGTCGTATGTTAATGTTGGATTTTTATTTGAAACAAAAAAAAATTGCGGGATTAGCCATTTATTAGAACACGTTTTAGTAAATTCTTGGGAACAGTGTGTAAAACATCCTTGTCTAGAAGTTTTAACTGAAAAAGGAATACAATGCAATGCTCATACTGGAATTACCACAACAAATTATCACACAACTTCCACAAAAGAATCATTTGGGGAAATGATAGATTATATAGCAACAATAACAACAAGTGCAAAAATAACGCAGCAAAATGTGAATAGAGAAATAAATCCGGTTTTCAATGAACTAAAAGAACTAGGAAATAATCCCAAAAATCAATTGTGGAATTTAATACAAAAAGAGTTGTTTTGTAGCGAAGGTGGTAAATATTCAAACGATTGGGATACCCAAGTAAAAACCCTGAAAAATATCAATGCTAAAATGCTAAGCGACTATTATAAAAAACATTATGTCCCAGAAAACACCACGTTTCTTATTTGTGGAGATATCGACAAGAACCACGTGCTTGATATCATGAGCAATGTAATACAACCCCCAAAATGTACCTTATATAATTCAAAGTTGATGCCGTGCTTCAACAAATTAGATGAAAATAAATACATTTTTCATCAACGGAAAGATTCTAAAAACGCATTATGTTCATTTACTTACATATCTGATAATATTGACGACAATAATGATTTGTTGGTAAACTTTTCTTTAAGTTGTCTAAGACATGCGCTGTTTATGAGACTTCGTTATAAAAATAAGACGACATACTATCTCAAGTGTAGTTCGTCGCGATCACATTGTGGGCGTGAAATAACGATTTTATATGAGACCTCACACAATAACATTAAAGAGTCACATGACGTTGTTTTGAATGTTATTGAAAAATACAAAAACGACTTTTTCTCAAAGTCGACAATAACTTCGCGCAAAAAACACGTTTTAATAAACTACGAAAAAACGAACCAATCAAATCCCGAGATTATTGCCAATCATTATATGAAGCAGTTTTTGTATAACAATGGCGCATTGTACTCACCCAAACAGATGAATAAAAAGGTAGCAATAATAACAAAAAATGAAATAAAGGGTTGTTTAGAAAAATGTCTCAATAAATATATTTTTGGTTATCAATCGGTCAAGTCTGTATTTTAATTGTTTTTAAGAATACCGAGTTATGTTATTAAATATTGTTCTAATACGACGTTATCTTTTCGCTTTATTCATTGGATAAATTATCAACTTTATCTGTATCTGTCTGAATTTCTTTTATTTCAAATAAAGACTCACAATCGTTAACAAAATTATGATTATTTAAATTGTCTTCGGACTCGTCGGAGAAAGTAATTGGTTCATCGTGTTCATTTTTTTGAAAGTCAATCTCTGTGCTCTTTGACGAATCATCGTTCGTATGATTATTTATTTGTTCAAAAAATAATTCTACTTTTTCCAAAAAATTATCCAAGATATTATCATGAAGTTTATGATAAACGCAAATGTAGTTTCGGTGTAAATTATTTGTCATTAACAATTCTTGGTTCAGATGTTGTTGGTTTATAATATAGTTATCTAAATTTATTCCATAATACAAACTTTCTTGTCTTGTCTTTATTTTCTCTTCGTTTTCGCCGTGTATTTCATAAACTTTTTTAACAATAGAAATGACATCTTGATGTATATTGTTTATAGTATCAAAATCGTACGATTTAAAACTATCCAGGTCCTTGTAAACCGGGTATAACCTTTTTTTTTTCAATTCTTTTATTGAAGCATATTGTTCTTGTAACAATTTGTCACTCAAATAATCATTCATCATAAAAAATAATTTGTAATAATCGCCATAAATTCGATTGTCAATGTAATTGTATAACTTTAGCATGTTGGCAAATTCTAACTCAATCAGTTTATTCTGAAAATGTACCGAGTCGAGACCGAAGTAATTTTTTGACTCTTTCTCAATACATTCAATGTAATTTTGTTTGATAGAGTGTTTGATTTTTTCAATATCTTCAATACGAGTTTTAATATCTGAACGAATTTTTATTATTGTCATAAACCCATCGTCAACCTCCTTATGTATTTTTTTGTCCATATAGATATATTAATGAATGAGAAAAAAGAAAATGATGAAGTCATTGTGTCTGAATGGAGTCCGGGACACGAAAAGATACTTATAGATTGGGCCGATAAAGCCATGTGTTATAGATGGCTACACGCGCGCAGTCATCAGAGATTCTCCAAAATAAATACATATTTTACAATACCTGTTATTGTAATGAGCACATTAACTGGTACCGCAAATTTTGCGCAAGATCGCGTCCCCGAATATTATAGAGGGTATTATTCTATGGGAGTTGGATTTGTCAATATTTTGGCAGGAATTATTACTACTATTCAACAGTTTTTGAAGATATCCGAACTGAATGAAGGACATCGTGTAAGCGCGATTGCGTGGGATAAATTCTATCGCAAGATTAAAGTTGAATTGTCGAAACCTATTCAAGAAAGACAAAATATAACAGACTTTTTGAAAAACTGTACGGAAGAATTTGACAGGTTGATGGAAACAAGTCCAATAATACAAAAAAACATTATTCAGTTATTCCAATCAACCTTCTCTGGAAAAAAAATGACCGACCAACAAAAGGAGTCATTCTTGAAACTAAAAAAACCAGAAATTTGCGATTCGTTAGAATCAGTACAATTGTCGTTGTACAAACAAGATGTCGGTGAAAAATTAAAGACAAACTACAAAAAATTATTGACAGATGTTGTTACGAACAATGCGAATGATAGTGCGGAAGAACTTGAAAATAAACGGGGACTGTTAATTGAAGAATTTGTTACATTATTTGAAAGCGAAATGATGCGCAAACCAACATTGAATGAATTATGTTCCAATCTTATTTCGGATAGCACGCAAATTGACAAGGAAATCTTAAATGTTTACTGGTATAAACTCAATAGAAACGACTCAGTTGCTTTAAACATTAATAGTGTGAACGATAATGATGGAACTATTGAAATGACACCAAATGTCAAATCAGAATAATTATATATAATTAAATAATATAACAATCATGAATGCTACAAATGTTGGATATTTAGCAGGATTATTAACAACCAGTAGTTTTATACCCCAAATATGGAAATCATATGCTATAATGAGATTTAACGCAAATATTAAAAATAAAAAAGATAGAAAATCAAGTGGCATCAGCATTGCGTTTATGGTTATTATATTTGTCGGGATGTGTATTTGGATTTACCATGGAATTTTGATCAACAACAATAGCCCCCATTTGAGACACGGGGACGCATTATTGTTCTGGAACATCATATCCGCAACTTTTGTCCTTTTAATTATAGTGTTTACATTATTGTCTTGATTATGGTCTATAAATTTGACGTATTCTCATACCAATTACGAACACCGTGTTTGATGATTATTTTCGCATTTTCAACAACTAACCACCGCAGATGTGCTTCTTTTTCATCAGCGGAACGTTTATTTTTGTAAACTTCACAATGTGCTGCGAAGTAATCCTCTCTTACTATTGTAGACCAGTGGTCTACGATTGCGTCCGCGACAGAATCCGGCATTTTTTCGCGCGGTTTCTTGGGTTTACATGAAAACTCTTCGCGACAAAACGGACACGTGTTATTTTGGCGGGCGTGTTGAGCAAAGCAATTGGGGCATATCTCATGACCACACCGAAGAGTTACTCGTCCTTGCATTGGTTCCATACAAATCGCACAGTCGCACTCTTCGGGGTCTAATTCCGCTTCCTTTCCGCCAGATAGTTTTTGTATTGTCTTATTTTGGCGCGAAACGCGAGCTTCCAGATGTTCCGCTTTGGCGTTTGCCTCATTACATTGTTCGCGAAGGTTTAACATATTCCGTTCATGTTCTTTTCTCAACCACTCTTTGTTCTCTTTACGGCGCATGTCTAGCATTCCATTGACCCTGTAAATCAGTGTGGGATTTGCTGATGCCATGTTTTTGATATTTGGCTTGATGTGTACAATATATATTCTCTTCGCAGTAGTTTCAATTTTTTCACTTTCAAATCGGGTGGTCTTGGTATATTTATGAGATTGTAGATCTAATTTATTGATGGATATGAATAAAAATTGAATTAATATAAATAATAATGAACACTCATTATAACATACTCCAACATGCTATGCCTTCAGAACAAACACGAACGTGACGACGATATCAAGTTTCAAGAAAATGGACACGTTTATTATGTGAAGAAACAGCGTGGTTACAAGTCCATCACAACTGTTGTACACAACGCTTTTGAAAAGTTCAACGCCGACGCAATTATCGATAAAATGATGGCGTCATCTAATTGGGAAAAAAGTAAATATTACGGAATGACAAAACCAGAAATTAAACAGCAGTGGAAAGAAAACGGAAACGAAGCTGCGAAGTTGGGAACAACAATGCACTACCTATTTGAATATCATTACAATGACATGTACAACAGTGAGCTGTCTAATCATCCAAAATTCTTCCAAGATTTTATGAATAATAATGATTACGAAGATACAATCGAATATAAATATTTCAAGATTTTTGTTGACGACCATCCGGAACTGGTTCCATATCGCACCGAGTGGTCTATTTACGACGAAACAAATAAAATTGCCGGTTCTGTTGATATGACATTTCTAAATGACGACGGATCTCTTAGCATATATGACTGGAAGCGTTGTAAAAAGATTGAACGATTCAGTGGCTTCAATAAATCGTGCATTGCTCAAGGTGCTGGACATATTCCCGACACGAACTATTGGCATTATACTCTTCAATTGAATCTATATAAAATGATACTTGAAACAAAATATGGTTTCGTAATCAGAGACATTCAATTGGTTGTTATTCATCCGGATAATGAAACTGACAATTATGAAAAAATTGAGTTGCCATTTGTACAAATGAAAGACTTGATCAAAATTATTAATTTCAGCCGATCAAAACTATTTTAAACAATTCCTTCTTTGAATCATTCATAATTAATAATTTCTTTATATTTGTCGTCTTCAAGAATAAGTTGTGACTGAAGATATTGCATGCGTTCTTGAGTTTCCAAAATCTCCGTTTTCATCTTTTCAATTTCATTATCTTTATTTTTATTTTGAAAGTTAAGTTCTTTTACACTTCTTTTCAATGAATCTCGCTTCTTTTTGTCTACCTCTTTCTCTTTTACCATCTTGGCATTCTCTTCTCTTGATTTGGTCAATTCTTCTATAAGTTTGATAGACTTTTCTCTAAGCATTACGTTTTGTCTTCTCAAAAGTTCTTTATCAATCCTGTATTGTTTTACGTCTTTTTCAATATTTTCGGTTGGTGTGCTATATTGTTTGAAATTTCTTAGAAGTTCTTGATGCTTATTACTTTTAATATGAGAACAAAACTGCTGTCTAGTGGTAATAGTAACAGATACATCACATCTACAGCCGTATGTAATCCGATTTCGCTCGTGCTTTTTGTAAGGAGAAATATCTACATATTTTCCCGTATTTTCATCAAAAGTTGGGTTATACAGTGTTTTATGACATTTTACTAATGCCATCTTTTGGGTCTTGTTGACACTTGTTCCGATCAGCGAGTTTTTTCAATTTTTACATGGACAATAATAAACAAGTAATTGAACAATTCAGAATAAAAAATATGTTGTTTGTTTTCAAAATATTTTTTATTTTAGTGGTCGCATATCATATATGAATCAAAATTTTAAACATTTACTTCCCCCGATCCGGTTGAACCAAACCCACCACTACCACGCCGGGTCGTGCTAAGCTCCGAATCAGATTCTACAATTACTACCTTAAATGGCGCCAAAGTTGGAACGCAAATTTGAACAAGTCGCTGATGCTTTTCACATTTGACTTCCTCTGTAGAATAAACTACGTCGAACATGGCTCCCAAATTACCACGATATCCGCTGTCAATAATTCCGACGTTATTTGCCAGACGGAACTTGGTCTTGGAAATACTTGAACGAGGATACAAACAGAAGCCATTCGGAATATTTTCACGGTTCACGTGGCGAACCATTTCGCATTTAATAAACAAATCCACTTTATTCACTTGCTCGTGGCTGAGAATCTGCTCTTTTGGAACAAAGACGTCGAAACCACTATCTGGAAAATTATCATGATACATATTTTCGTTGTGTTTTAGAGCATTTGCACGATAAATATCTTGTAGCTCGGGATTACAGTTATGAACGCTCAAATATAGGGTATATTCCGTCTGTACAAGAACATTTCCTTGGGTCTCTTCGTTGCGCTGGACGAGATATGCCATTTTATAGATGTTTGATGTAATTATCATTATTGCTTTAAATGTTTTCAATTTTATCTTTGAAATTATACCTCATAAATGAGAAGAAAATATAAAAATATTGTAGTGCAAATACAATCGTTATTAACTCATTTAAAGTAATGTGGATTGTATATGTTTCGTCTTCGGTTGTTTCAGATGTTGGCATTATGTTTATTATCAATAATCTAATGCGACAATTTGTCTTTAATTCATGTTTTATTTTCTCTTCTTTACCACTCCAACCCTTTTTTTAAAAAAAATTGAAATAGAGTTTGAATTGACCGCAAAAGATATATTGACAAAACCATGACCGTAATCAGAAATGAAATTATCGGCGAAACGACCGTCAGATTCCCTGCGGACTCGGGATATTGGGTTGCCGCCGTGGAGGTGCGCCGCAAAATGTACGCAAACGGCGAGCAATACTATTACATCGGCTATGTGTGGTACGCCGCGTTTGATGACGTGGTATTGGCTTACAAGACATGGGACGAGGTTGTCGAAATGGAGGATAATTGCGATTCGGACACAATCCAAAAAAAGAACGCCACCTTGATGAAGAACGCACACCCGTTTTATTCGAATGGTAGCAACCTCGATCGCGGATATAACGGCAAAATTATCGCCCAGAACGAGATATCCGATTCGCTCGTCAAGTACATCGTGATGGACGAGACCGAACTGGTAAAATATAGTGGAGGGATGACGGCGTCAAACTATCGGGAGGTCATCATGCATCACGTCAACGACCAGGGAGTCATCACGCGCAAGTTAGTATTCGCTCCACCAAGTTTTCACAGCACCTAACATTGCTTCAAAATCCTCCTTCTTATAGTTTCGCTTGTGCCAGTTGCGCAACGTCAATACCTTCTGCGACAACTTGTCTTTAATTCATGTTTTATTTTGTTCTTCTTTCAAATATAAATATTTCTGTTACCATTAAAAATAATGAATATAAAATATAACACAATCTCATCACATATTACCAATCAACATTAATTATTACCAAAATTCATGATGATATTATTAGATTCATTCACAAGGTCAGGCAGATGTGGTGGTTCCAGTGAGCCCGATTGAACCTGGTCCCAATCATCTATCAATGATTCGGTTTTTAAATATTGAATTATAGTTTGACAGTCCGGGCGTTCAGAATGGTCTTTTTCTGTCAAAAGTTGTATGAGTTTATTCAAATTGTTATCAAAGACAATATTTAATGATAATTGAATATTTAATATCATTTGGAACATAATATCATGATTCAATCCTTGCCACGGTACACGGCTTCCGGTCATTTCGTATAAAATGATACCCAGCGCCCAAATATCACTTTTTGAATGAATAAATTTCTCGGTTATCATTTCAGGTGCGAAATACACAGGGGTTCCACGCAACTTTTTATCTATTTCGTCGTGCTTTCTTGAAATTCCAAAATCAGTTAATAATATGTGCCCCGAATTATCGATGAGGATGTTTTCTAGCTTCAAGTCACCAAATACGATACCATTAGAGTGTATTGAATTGAGTCCGCATAAAATTTCACAGAAATAAAATAAACATGAATCATAATCTAATGTACAAGAATTTACACAAGAGTGCATGTCGCCCCTTGAAGCAAAATCCATCACAAAATATACATTTAATGGGTCTTGTAGACAGAAATGCAATTTGTTGATAAATTTCGTATCATTTAGTTCTTTCCAAATAGCGCGTTCCCTAAGAGCAATATTGTAATTATTATTTGTCAGTCTCTTTTTGGACATTATCTTGATAGCCGCAAATGTTTGGTTTTTTTTACACATTGCTTTTACAACCGTGGCAAATCCACCAGTTCCAATGATTGACAAAATCTGATAATCACTGATGTCTGGTTCATGTGTCGTGGCGACATCTTCACTCATTGTTATCGTCCATGCTGTATAAAGCCTTTGTTCTTTTGATATATCTTCACATGCTACGAGAGACATATCAAAGTGTCTGTTGTCTTTCTTTATTGTATCAAAGATTTTATCTACGTTTTCAACGGGACCTTCTAAAATCTGTAAAATTGAAGATGTGCTTTGTTCCCAAATCAGTTTCCCACCAATATTTGAAGCGCTATTATTTTTTTTAGAACTGCGAATGATATCTTCCATAACGCCTTTATTATTTGATTCGGGACTTAAAAATGATTTATACACAATCCGAGCGTACATGTTTTCGATAGTAACCCCACGTTTAATTGTTTTCCCTGACATAATCGGTTGCTGGTCGTTGCTGGTCGTTGCTAAAATAGTGTGTCGCCGCAAACTTTTCAATTTTTCGTAATGAATATAAAATTACAAAAAGTAATATATTTTATCCAACTGAAATATTTTGTTTTTGATCAAAATGTTGAAATATACAAAATTCAATATTACAAATACTAAAAATAACAATATCATCTGCGCCAATTTGTCTTTTTCCACTATGTCGTCGTGAGGTAAAACAAAATAATCCACAAAGTTGTCTAGTATGTATGAGCTGATAATGGATGCCGCGATGGACACCAAAAACAAGAGATATAATTTACGGTCAATTATTTTTGTAAATGCCCGTCCTAGTGGTATTGTGTTAATTAATTCAAATTGGTATTTGTAAAAGTATGATAACATTCCTAAGGAAATAATTGATGAAACAAATTTTGTCACGAACATTGGAATTTTGGTGAAAATTTTAATTGGAAAAGACAACAATACAGACGCAGATGAAATTGGAGTTGTGCACACTGTGAGGCACCATATAAAGAGTGTTATTTTAGAACCATATTCAATCCCATTTTTTATACCATAATATAAAAATATGATTAAAAATGCGAGCGAGAATACATTGAAATAATTCTCTTCACCCCAACTCGTTCTCTTTTCAATTTCATTCATTGTTACTTTGTAGTATATAAATAATAAATATAAAAATAATAATCCAAATATAACATTATGACGTCTAATTTCAACCTATTCACGTATATTTTCATATTTTTTTCACAATTAGATAATTTCTTTCACAACTTCAATTTCATCATTTATTTCGCACTGAACCATTTTGGTTATAGAATTTATCAAATTTCTTCTAAGGATAAAAGGAACATTCTATTCAAAAAGGTCATTAATCATAAATTTATTTGTAATAAGTATGATGAAAATAATGAACCGATCGGAATTATCGTTCACCAAAGTACAATTCCACATTTTATTATTTTCAATAACGTATATCGTCAAGAAGTAATTACAGTTGTTTGTAAAACGTCATTTTATAAGGAATTAAGCGAAGAGATTAAAATTAAAGAGCGCATTGACCTTGATGAAGATTATGTTCCGTGTAAAAACAATTCTGCGTCTTGTGCAAATATTACTTATATTACGAAGCGCGGAGAATATGGTTATTTTGAATATGGAACTCGCGTTGTCAATCTTGAAAATATGTCGAATAACAAGACACTGACTTTTTATGATACTCAGAAACATTTATTTCGCGATACTATGAATTTTTACAAGAACAATCATTTCTGTAAGGTTTTCTTGAGCGGTAAGCCTGGATGTGGCAAAACATTTTTTGCTTATTTGATGGCACAAAAACTTGATTGTTATTTATGTGACGTTTACAAAGGGAACGAACCTTCTAGCAACTTTAATGAAGTTTATACGCGAGCGAGAGTTTCAAGTGAAAAACCGATGATTGTCATTTTCGACGAGGTAGACATTCTCATTTCGGAAATCCACAATAATGTGAATACAGAACATAAAAAATACAATAAGGAAATACATGACAAAACTTCGTGGAACTCGTTCATGGATAAGATTGAATATGGTATGTTCCCATATGTTATTATTCTTATGACTTCAAACAAGAGGCGACAAGAAATTAATAAATACGACACATCTTACTTGAGAGACGGGCGGGTGAATGTTATCCGCGAATGGCGTTAAACACGCATATAAAAATACATACCGTGATGCAGCTAATAAAATTGAAAGGACTATTTAACAATATATTGTGAACAAGTTAAGAAAAAAGACAAATGATTTCTTCCAAAGAAGCTCGTGTTTATGAAATCGTGAAACAAAAAGTTGCGGGTAAACCGAATATGAAACGGAAAAAAGATGGAACTCTTGATATGCGCTACAACGAGAATATAAAATATTTTTGCGAAGAATATAAATTTAGGATGTTATTAGAAAATCGCAAACATAACGAAATCTGTCATGAAAAACATATAGAATATAGAAGAGAAATTGTGGACTTGTCTGAAAAACAATTAATGGATTACTCATAAAAAATTGAAATAAGATCTGCCATTATTCTAATCAGTATACAACAACTTGTGTAAGATATGGCTTCTTCTTGTAACATTTGCTGCGAATACTACAATAAAAGCACTCGTTCGGCAATAAGGTGCTGTTACGACGATTGTAACTTTGAGGCATGCAAAACCTGTGTCCGCACATACTTACTGTCAACCACAAATGATCCACATTGTATGAATTGCAAGAAAGCATGGAGTCAAGATTTTATGACCATGAATTTAAACCGGAGTTTTGTTTCACAAGAATATAAAGCAAAGCGTATGGACCTCCTCCTTGAAAAGGAAATGAGTAAAATGCCACAAACAATGGAAGCAGCTGAAAGAGAAAAGGCAATTGGTTCACACAAACAGATATTAGAAAAGATTGATGCAGAAATTGTCGAACTGCAATTAAAAATGAAAGAACTTTCTCAGAAAAAACGCGAGACTCGCGAAGAGATTCTTTATTTGCGTAACAATTCAACAAATATACCATCATCTGAAAAAAGAAAGTTCATTATGCCCTGTCCTGGAAATGACTGTCGTGGATTTCTAAGTTCGCAATACAAATGTGGTTTGTGTAACATGCACACTTGTTCAAAATGCCTTGTTATCATTGGTCCTGACAAAAATGGAGAACACGTCTGCAACGAAGATATGGTAAAGTCGGCTGAACTTATCAAACAAGAAACGAAACCGTGCCCCTCTTGTGGGACACGAATCTCAAAAATATCGGGGTGTAATCAAATGTGGTGTACGAATTGCAATGTCGCGTTTAGTTGGAGTAGCGGCGTCATTGACAACGGTCCTGTTCACAATCCACACTTTTATGAATATCAAAAAACACTGGATTCAAATGGTGTAGCACCGCGGAATCCTGGCGACGTTGTTTGTGGAGGTATGTGTAATTATATCACGCTGAGAAACATAATCAAGTATAAAATTGTGTCTCAAATGTCAACTAATGAGGATTTAAAAAACAATCGTGAAATCATTGAAAAAAATATGAATGATATTTATAGCCTCCATCAGGTCGGTCTTCACATTTCACACGTTTGCTTGCCAAAATATCGCGAACAAGCACGGGATATAGATCATAATGAATCATTGCGCGTACAATATATTTTAAAGACAAAGACAAAGGAGGAGTTGCGTTCCTCAATTTATCAGAAAGATTATACTCGACAGAAAAACAAGGATGTGCTTTACATTTTCGAATTGATTGGTGTTTCATTGATTGAAATGTTCGCACAAATCGTCGCTAGTAAGAACGAAGGAGTTGAATTTACAGAAGAACTTAACACCCACCTCCAACTATTTGAGAACCTAGCGAGTTATTGCAATGAACAATTAGAGACTATTAGCGTTTCCTATAATAGGTCGGTACCAAGAATAATATATTCACCAATGGTGCATTATAATAGTAAAAAGACAAATTATGAGTGGGTGATAATTGACCATAAATATTGTAGTTATTCTAAGAAAAAGAAAAATTACAAACAGAACGCAACTGCGTCAAATGGCGCCGCGAGCGAAGATTAAATACCAAACTCGCTCGCCTCTAGAATTTTGTAAATGAAGTCATATATTATTTTTTTGATAGAGAATAAATGAAAAAAATTGAAATTAGGTTCACAATTATACTTGTATATCACAGCTACAAAACCATGAATCAAAAGAAAGGTGGATTGTTCTTCTTCAGACCGTCTGGATATGACGGATATTTAAGCAACTTTTATCCATCGGTTTTTTCAATAGACAAAATAGTATTCACGTGCTCAGAACAGGCGTTTATGTATCATAAATGCAAATATTTTGATGAAAATAACGATACTCTCCTTTCAGAAATTTTACACGAAACAAACCCTAATAAAATAAAAAAACTTGGAAGAAGTGTTCGGAACTTCGATGACGTAAAATGGAATCAAGTAAAGTATGATGTTATGTTAAAATGTGTCAGAAATAAATTTATCCAGAATCACAATATAAAAGAAAAACTTTTGGAGACACATCCAAAACAATTATATGAAGCATCGCCATGGGACAAGATTTGGGGGATTGGTTATGATAAAGAAACTGCGATTCGTAAAAATCCAAATAGATACGGACAAAACTTGTTGGGAAAAGTTCTAATGGAAATCAGAGATGAACACGCAAAAAATTGATTCTTAGAAACAACTGATAGTTGTTATTAACATAGAACCTCATGAAAAACGAATATGAATTACCAGTTGAATTATGGGGGGTTGTAATGACACATTTTCATAGTTGTTATAAGAAACCACTTCACTATCAAGCAATAATGAAGTGTGAATATTTTACCCGCCGTCGGAATATCAATATTCATTGGGGCCTTTCTCCATTATGTAACCGCACAAAATACGGTGTTTTTGACTCATTTTATATTTGGATTGTATTAAATAATTGGGTATATTGGGAACACGGCGACATCGACATACGAAAACCATCATTGAGTATGGTGAGAAAAGTAGCGCGTGGTAAAGTTAAAAAAGACTTTGAGTATATTTGGAATACATACGCGCTTCATAGCAATGAAAGTAACTTGTTGTCTAGAATTCAATATTAATTTAAAACTATTTAAAAATAAATGATTATAGATGAGCATACAAATATAAATTTTTAAATGGCATCTGTATTGTATCGTATTATTCCACTTCGCGTTCTCCGCAGGACTACCGGTGTCAAGTTTGACGAAATTGTCCCGTCTGACATTCCAAAAATAGATGGCGTTGATCGCGTTATTCATGGTCCAAACAGCATTTCACCCGGTCCGGTGGAAGAATCAACGCCGCCAGTAAAACGACCCTGGTATATGCACCCAGGACAAGATGATAATTTGATGGTATTGCAGGGAACACGATATGTTGATATTTTTAATCCGTCAACCATGGTAAAAGCATCCTTCATCATCACACCAGATAAGGTTTACAAAAACGATAAACTTTATTATGATGGTCCCGCTATGATTGTATGGCCGGCCGGCATTTTTCATCGTATAATTAGTGGCGAGGAAGGAAGCATTAGTGTAAATTTTTCAACAAGAACAAATAAATTCAATATTGAAGACAATTTCAATATATATGATTTGAACGTTCATTCGGGCGAACACAGAGTTGTCAAAGATGGATCAGAAGATCAACCCATCCACGAATATACGTATCCAAGTAATGAAATAAAAGAGTTATTCAAAGAATATTAATATAAAAAACAAATATATGTCCTATGAGCGTTGAAAGAAAAAAAACATTAGTTGAATTTTGTAATAGCAATTGTTTTACCGATTCTGAAGAAGATAGTAGCGATGAAGACGCTCCTACTTGTGATATCAGCGACTTGTCCAATAATATAATTATACAGCAACCTGGATGCGATAACATAACTATAATTGTGGATAAAAACAATATAATACAGTCTGATGAGCATGAATGGGAAAATATTGAGTTCGCCGAATTAGATGATGTAATATTCGACGGTTCGTTTGATGCAATCATTAAAGAAAAACAATTGTGAAGTGATTTTTTAAATAATTTTAAGTTGACAATATGTCCGGGTGGTTAAGGAGATGGACTTGAAATCCATTGGGTTTATCCCGCGCAGGTTCGAACCCTGCTATTGTCGTTTTTATTGTAAGTGTTTGAAATATAAAATGTCATGTATATTATATAATGTTGAAAAACTTATTGGTTTTATTTTTTTTACTAAATGCGCTTTTCTGGGGAATGGCGTCGCATAAACAACACTGCAAAGTTGCCTCGTTGTTTGGTATGAAGAAGTGTCCGCCGCATTGGATTCATGTATATGTAATGGGATTAGGGTCATTTATCGTATCGTTGTATTTGGTTCAGGGTAGTGCAGGACTTTAAAAAGGTATCTAATAATCAATATAAATAGAAGATTATAGTGAATGCTATTATAAAAATGGACGATATTGTATTTGAAAAAAAGATTGTCTTTTGTTTACTAGGTAAAACATTTTCTTCAGATTTTATGCGAACATGGACGGAGATTGTTGGGTATTGCCTGATGAATAAAATCAAACCTATATTGTCGTCCGCAAAATCAAGTGAATTTAATTCCAAGATGGCGGCGTTATCTATTAGTGGCGATATTAACGCCCCCTTTGGCGGTAAGTTGGATTATGACTTTATTATTTATATTAAGAGTGATTGCTTGCCGTCGGTTAACATAGTGATTGAGATGATTAAACATGATTTGGATGTGGTATCTTGCTTGAGTTCGAATGAACGTAGTTTAAAACACACAAACTATATTGAAGACTTTGAATTAAGTGAAATCAAACAAAAAAGTTACAATTATTGTAAGTTTGAAGATATTCAAGACAAGATGAATAAACTAAACGAATACGAAGCGAGTATTCGCGACGCTTCTGGTAATTTGAAAGAGAATATTGAAACAATTGAGAAGCCATCATCGTTGGTAAAAGTAAACCATGTTGATTTTTCTGTTGTATGTATTAAAAATGGTGTATTTGAGAAACTAAAGCTCCCGTGGTTCAATTACGAAGAGACCAGTAACGACATCACAGGCAATTTATATTTTTGCAACAAGTGTAAACAAGCCGACGTCGATATATTTGTAGATCTTAATTTGCTAACAAATAGTGAGAGGTCTGTCATTTGTTAGTTGAAATATGTGTCAAAATAAAAAATAAATATTAATTTATAAAAATAAAATAATATTTATGAAACTTTGTTATTCATTTTAATGTCATTGTTGTAATGGTATGTGTTAAATAAAACAATATACCACCCCAAAGCGTGTCTAAAAGAGTCATTTTCATTTCCCAATTTTTGAAGGTCGTCAAATTTGTGAATTCATATACACCATACACACAAACACCGAGTATAAACATATCCTTGCTTGTAAAATGTTTCACAAAACCAAAATAATATACTGTAAACGTGAGCAACATGTAAGTAATCACAAATCCGAATTTGTTTATTTTCAACGGACTTTTTTGTACATTTTTAAATAAATTTACAAAATCGTTTCTGAAAAATGATATATACACGAAATCAAACAAAAGGATTAGTAGTAAAATAAAAAATAACCGTTGAAAGACTATCATTCACCTTTTAATTTATAATAAGAATTTATTTTGTAAAAATACTTCCGACTCCAAGGATTCAAGATTAAGAAAACGCTCATCAAACGAGTCCGCGATGTTTCAGATAGACATATTGCCCCTTGCTTAGTTGACTCCGTGTTATTTTCTGAGTGTCTCCATAAAACGCACTCTTCAAGTGAGTTGGTTTTAGTTCGTCCCAAATGCGCTTCTCATAAGCTGGGTTTTCTTCAAACAAGAATCTTCTAACATATTTCAAGGATAGCAAATGTCTGGAATCGTAAATGATCTGTGCGGAATCGTGGCGTGGAATGAACTTGATAATTTCACGCTGAATCTCAATCGGCAGGTGTTCCATTTGACGGGTTGTTTAGTTCGGTTTGGTCTGTTTAAAGATGGTGATTGTAATCATTTCAATTTTTTATTCAACCACTTGATTGTTTACAGTTTCCGCCACTATGTAGGCAACCGCGTGAAGTGAATCAAATACTTCCATAGAAACGGTGTCGGCGATGTTCGCAATTGTATCGTCATCTGGTTTGTCGGTTTCAACCAGTTTCTTCATTTGGTCATAAATATACTCACACACATTCTGATTGCCGCGCTCGGCATAAGGCGTCTCTAGTTCGTAATTTACAATGTCAATTAGCGCATTTTGGTCTACTTCCTTTTTTACGCTTGTTTCGCTCAAATTGCTACGACATAAAGCACACTTGTTACCGACCCTGGCAAGATTTGAAAAGCAATCTACGCAGAAATAATGTCCGCATTTCATTTTACACCCACTGTTTTCTACTGTTTCCATGCAAATAGAACATTCAAATGATGGTATACTATTATATAAATATTCGTGGTACAAGTCCCGGTTATTTTTATACTTCATGTTTGGAGTTCCATCGGCGTTAATGTTGCTTAGTTTCGAGATTTGATTTGTTTCGGCGAGATATTTGAGAAAGTGTTGTGTTTCCATGATTGAGGTGGTTCGGTGTTGTATGAATAATACTGAATATCTTATTTCAATTTTATGGAAAGTATTGTTTGATTTTTTCAATATTAGATGAATTGGTCGGTTTGAGTGAGGGTTCTTGAATAAGTTTGTAATTTTTATAAAGAATAACTTCGACAATGGCTATCGGAGAAGACAAATATGTGAACATGAAATAAAGTAGGTCATAACAATAATTATTATATATTTTTATTAATGTTTTCTTCAAATAGTGACACTTTTGTCTTTTTAGAGAGTTCAAAAAAGATGAAAAAGAGTACAAACATTGGACGCCTACATTTTGAGAGGTTAAGTCTTTTGTTTCTATTATTATCTTGAAATATTCGTGGTTGTCATAACATTCTCTAATAACATCTGTAATCTTATCACAATCTGATTGATTTTTGAATGAAACTATATTCAAAATTAACGTTCTTATATCTAATGGGTTTGTTGTAATATTATTCAATATGTGATCCATATCTATAAAACAATTATATTTATAAATCAAAATAACAAATATGTTTGTGTTGTAATACTTAATAATAAAACATATCTTATAGATAGTAACAAAATATGAAATATCAACTTATATTTTATTCAATTGGTGATTGGGGTGCTACTAATACGAGTGTAAATGCCGCGAAATTTGTTGCAAATTCTATGGCGGACTATTATCCATATTTAAATCCACTACCAAATTTTGTCATTTCATTGGGAGACAATTTTTATGAAAATGGAGTTGTCGGAATTGGGGATGAATTGTGGGGTACTGCGTGGTTTTCTGTATTTATAAAACCATTTCCTTTACTAAAAAACATAAATTGGATGTCTGTTTTGGGGAATCACGACTATTACGCTGGTATGAATGGAGCAAAATCTCAGATTGATATGACAAATCATTCTAACAATTGGGTCATGCCGGCAAATGAGTATTATTCATATGATCAAAATACAAGTAGTTATCATATTTTTATAGACACGATTAAAATCTATCCAGAATTATATGATAAGACAAAAGGACTTTATACACAAAAAGATACGCAAGACTCGCTCGCAATTTTAGAAGGTATGCTCATTGATGCCAAAAAACTCAAATCGAGATGGATATTTGTTTATGGACATTATCAATTGTTTTCTAATGGTTACTACGGAAATTACAACACTATGATACAGAGAATATTACCGTTGTTAAAAAAATACAAGGTATCCGCATATTTTTCGGGTCATGAACATAATTTTCAACTTTTGGAATACCACGGCATACATTTCTGTATTAACGGGGCAGGAGCATATAAATCGGATTTGAATTATTACAATTCAAATGTTGAGGTAAAATCGTTATACCAAAATAACAATAATGGGTTTTTAATTCACAAATTAAATGACAAGTATTTAAATTTACAGTTTGTAAATATAAATAATATTGCCGAATTTGAATATCATATTCCGCATCCGGGACTTGAATATGGATAATATAACTCATAGAATCGTGTCCTCGGAAACTTATTGTAGTCAAGATATTATTCATTCAATGATATTAGGATTTCACGCTTTCATATGAGCTACCCAATCTTATTAGAACTTTTACAGTATGTCGTGTAATTATAATTTCATATTTGTATGAATCTTTTCAATAAGATTCAAGAATTCGTTATGAGTCAAATCGCTCTTTGCTTGATTCGTCGGATATGAGACTAATTGGACATTATTCTCAGTATAACCTCCATCGCTATCTATCCTGTCGATAGATAATTTGTGGAATTTATCCACATCATAATCTTTAGTGTAAAGCACCACCCCAGTATAGACACATCTACCTTTCTGCCGTTTGTATATTTTGTTAATAATGTCTCGCGTCAAAGCAAAAACACCCGAATTTGGATGTTTTGTTCTACTGACTAGCCGCGCTTTTGCCCTACTTCGGCAACCGCACAACAAATGAGTTATAGGAACCCAGCTCAATGCTGGTAGAGTATGTGGTGTTTCTTTGAGGGGGTTCTGAATGGAATCTACCATATATAAGAATTCGTCGTGACTCAAATCGTTTTTGGCTTGATTAACAATCTTGATCACCATTTGAACATTGTCTTTGGAATATGGTAAATTGGGATCAATCCGGTCTATCGATGGTTTTTCGTTAACACCGTGTTTCCATACGAATGACACGCCCGAATAAAAGCACTTGTCTCCTTGCTTGTCGCACAACTTTAGAATGAATGCCTCATCAATTAAATTTGTTTTGTCTTGAAATATTTTTCGTCCTCTACCATAGCGCAATTTGGATGTTACTGAGCACTTATGTACCATCTCATGTATGTGTTGTTCTTTACTGCATTTACCCCTTTTAATAGATTCTTTTAGTTTGATACAAGATTTACAAATTTTTCCACTTGTAAACAACCTAATACTTTTTTCGTTGTTACATCTCAAACATTGAATTGTTTTGTCATAATTTTCGGGAAGAAACTGTTCTCGTTGTTTGATACTTTTATTCAACGCTTTTTCTAATAGTCTACATCTTTTTTTATCAAACATACATCTTCTTTTTTCACCAAAACGTGTTGCTTTCAACTTAGTACACTTAATACAAGAAAATTGTTTGGCACTCTTTATATATTTGAATGCGGACACTCTTAAATGACCACAATCGCATTTTATCTTTATTTTAATGTTTGAACTTTTATACTCCGATAATAATTCGCAATTATGTTGTGCTAAAAAATCAACTACCATTTCCTTGCTAATGTAACCTATACATTCTAGACAAGTAAATTGTTTGTAATGTTTTATCTTTTTAAATTTTGAGACTCTATTATGACCGCAGAAGCATCTATACTCTATGTCTGTGGATGTGTTTATGTAATCATTTGACAATAACTTACAACCATTTTGTTCAAGAAAGCGTATGACTTCTTCTTTAGATACACGAGACCCTGGCATTCATATTATAAAGATAATATTGTTAAATAGAAATTTGTATATACTTTATTTACAAAAACATTTACTCACGACAACGGTGAGATTCGAACTCACGCGTGCACAGCACAATGGATTAGCAGTCCATCTCCTTAACCACTCGGACACGTTGTCATTTTATGCTCCTAGCAGGGTTCGAACCTGCGACTTCCAGCTCATAAGACTGGCACTCTAACCAACTGAGTTATAGGAACTCGTTATATAAAAACATATTTATGTACTGAGAGGGATTCGAACCCACGTTATCCGAAGATACCACCTCTTGAGGATGGCGCCTTAAACCACTCGGCCATCAGTACTATCAGGAAATAATATTTAAATACACATATTATTTAATGCTCCTAGCAGGGTTCGAACCTGCGACTTCCAGCTCATAAGACTGGCACTCTAACCAACTGAGTTATAGGAGCAAAAGGATGAAGAAAAAAACAAAACGTAAACTTGATAGGCCGTTGTTATTGTTGTAAAAACAATATTAGAGAAATGCGCCTATATCAGAGGGCATCCAACCCTCGTGGAGCAAAGGAGTAAGGTTTTATCTCCGTATACTATATATGAAAGTCGAGATCGTCGATGTGCGCCGCGAGAATAGGAAGGAGCTTCATGGGTGGAAGTCCGATTTCAAAGTGGACGGCGCACCGAAGGGCACCATCATCTACCAGAACGTGTATGTCAATATTAAATCGAGCGACGGAGAGAAAGAGAAGTACAGTTTCACCGAGGCGTGGCCTTACACCCCCACGCGCAAAGTCACCGATTCGTTCCTCGTGCCGCTCGAGTGGCGCAAGGGTCTCAGCGGTCGGATGAAGGTCAGTGCGATTGTGTGGGCCTTGCCTGGTCCCATGAACCCTACACTTAAGCAGAGCGCCGGGGATGAATACTGGGGCAACTTGCACGGGTCGTTCGACCTCGTTCGCCCCCGGCACCCGACCACCAAGCGGAAGGTGGTCATCGAATGGGACAATGAGGGGGTGACGGCGGCCGCGCGCTTCACGAAGGGCAAGGATCTGAGCCTCACGCGCAACCGCATCCTCTATTGACCCATTTCGCGTTCCATTTAGGCATGGGTATTGTTTTTGTTTCATCAGCACCCGATGTGGGGATTGAACCCACGACCACAAGATTAAAAGTCTTGCGCTCTACCTACTGAGCTAACCGGGTTTACAGGTCTTACTGGGAATTGAACCCAGAACGCCACGTTCAAAGCATGGAGTGCTAACCATTACACCATAAGACCATGGTATAACTTATTTTACATATATACATTGTATTATGTGTTTATATCATTTGTTGTAATACATTATCTTGCGAACTTAAAGGAGAATATCTTGGGTTTTGAACATTGTCTTTCGGTTTGATATTTTTGTTTTAATTTGCGCGTCAATTTTGATTTGAAGCACGGACGATTGTCGTTTGTTTTCATATAGTAATACCCATTTTCGGAAAGCCACTTTTCAAAATCGCTGCTTTTTGTTTTATTGTTTCCGAAAACAACCATTGCTAGAGTCATTATTACAATATATGGATATTGTTTATGTCATTAAAATTTTGACGTTCTAGTATTTCAATTTTTAATCTTGTATTTCAAAAAATTGATTTGATAAATTTAGAAGATTGAAATGAAAGTAACAAACCCCCACAATAAGATGGCTTCACTTACCGAAACAAATTACGCAAACGTTCGCCAAGAATTGGAAGAATTCGGATATTCAATTGTTCACAATGTTTTGACTCAAGAAGAATGTAAAAATGCTTACAATATGTTTCATGAATGGAAAAATACAATTTACGATCACGATTATATTCACAATAGTGTTGATCCACACGGCATTTACAAATACCATCAAGTTGGGCATACAAAACATGCTTGGTATATTAGAACAAGACCCGCGGTTCAAGCAGTTTTCAAGGAACTTTGGCGAACAAACGAATTGGTTGTTTCTTTCGATGGTTGCTGCTATATTCCCAAAAACGCAAATAAAAAGGACAAAAATTGGAGTCATAGTGATCAAGCACCCATTACAGAAGGACTCCAATGTATACAAGGATTTGTTGCACTAACATCCAATAAAGAGCGCACATTTGTCGCTTACGAAGGAACACATAAGATTCACAGCCAGTTTTTCAAAGATAGAAATATTCAAAACAGCAAAAATTGGAATCGAATCCCGGATGCAGACATAGAACAAATGCGAGAACAAAGACGAGTACTACACGTTCCAGCCGGTTCACTCGTTTTATGGGATAGTCGCACGTTTCATCATAATCAATATGGAAAACCATTTTCAGAAGAACGCGTTGTTCAATATATTTGTTATTTACCCAAGAATCACCCTAAAAATACACAAAATACGCATAAAAAACGTTTGAAATATTTTGAAGAAAAAAGAACTACATCTCATTGGCCGGTTCCGGTCCGCGTAAATGGTCTACAGCCACAAACATATGGAAATGAAAGAAATGTAATTGACTATAATATGTTAGCAGAATCGGACCTAGAAGTGTTGAAACCCGACATTTTGAAACTCATATAATTTTTAAAAAAAAATGAAATATTTCGTTTTTGGATAATTTTCACAGATTTCTACTTTTTCTATTTTATCCTTCTATTGCAATCATCTTTCGCTTATTGTACAACATGACAAGTATTTCCTCTTTTATTTCATTCAACATTGTATTTGAGTCTCTATTTTTTAGATATTTTTTGAATGATTCTATAATACTTGGATGCTTTTCAACATATTCATCATACCAATGTTCCAATACAAACTCATTATAGTCATACAGATCATCCACTTGTGTCTTTTTGTCTTGGATTTGCCATTCGTTGTCTTTAAAGATCATTACATACTTGCCTTTGATATTCGACAAGTATACATTCATGTTTTCCGGTTTGTTTGTATTGAAATGTACCTTTTCTATGAGGGTCTTCACACAATGATTACAATCCTTGATACAGGTAATATAATCTTTCGGCGTTAAATGACTATAGTCAGTGTCTTTGTAATTTAATAATTGAATATTCATTGTATTGTTATTGATGGTTCCGTTATTGATAGTTCCATTATTGACATTTTGTATTTGAAGCTTGTTTATTAATTTGCCTATTTGCTTTTGCATCTTTTGAAATTGATTGTTTTTGTCCGAAATCAATTCTTTGATTTGTTTGTCTTTTTCATTCAACAATCGCGCGAGTTCTTTGAAATCCTCGTCCTTGTTTTTCTTACAAGTGTATTTGATATGCTTACTCAACCCAGAGCGATATTTGTATAATTTTCCACAATATTTACATTCATTTAGTTTCATCGTCTGTTGCTCCTTTTGGACAACATTTGGATAACATTTGGATAACAGAGGATAACTTTGGATAACATTTGGATAACATTTTACTTTATCTTGATGCTTTTTGGTCTTTAAATGTCTATCATAATTCCCTTTAATTTTCGCATCATATTCGCAGTGAATACAAAAATATTTATTCATATATAAAATAGTAAATATTATATTTAAATTGGTTTCATTCCTTTTTCATTCCTTTTCATTCCTTTTCATTCCTTTTTCATTCCTTTTTCATTCCTTTTTCATTCCTTTTTTATTACATATGATAAATGTCATTGATATAGTAACAAAAAGCATAATATAATTTATAATGATTGTTACCATAACTGAGAAAAAGGAATGAAATGTTATCCATGGATAACAAAAAAGTTTCAAGTGAGGGGGGGGGGGAATCATTTTTTTCAATTCTCAAGAAAATTCAAAATATAAAAATAAAAAAGTCCCAAAATTTGTTTGTGGATAAATTTGTCATCATTTCAAATTTCTAAGTCATTCGTTCGCAATCATCTTTCGCTTATTGTATAACATGACAAGTATTTCTTCTTTGATGTTATTCAACAGTGTGTTTGAGTCTCTATTTTGTAGATATTTTTTGAATGATTCTACAATATTTGGATACTTTTCCACATATTCATCATACCAATGTTCCAGGACAAATTCATTATAATCGTACAAATCATCCACTTGTGTCTTCTTGTCTTGTATTTGCCATTCATCGTCTTTATATATCATAACATACTTGCCTTTGATATTCGACAGGTATATATTCATGTTTTCCGGCTTGTCCGCATTGAAATGTACCTTTTCAATTAGAGTCTTTACACAATGATTGCGGTCCTTAATGCACGTAATATAATCTTTTGGGGTAAGATGACTATAGTCTGTATCTTTATGATTCAACAGTTGAATATTAAGTGTATTATTATTGATGGTTCCGTTGTTCACATTTCCATTATTGATATTTTGAATTTGAAGTTTGTTGATCAACTTGTCTATTTGCTTTTGCATCTTTTGAAATTGGTTGTTTTTGTCTGAAATTAATTCTTTGATTTGTTTGTCTTTTTCATTCAACAGTCGGGCAAGTTCCTTGAAATCTTCATCTTTGTTTTTCTTACAAGTATATTTAATATGTCTATACATTCCTTGTTTGTATTTGAAAGTTTGGTTGCAATATTTACAGGGATATTCAATACTTTTTTCTTTATCCGAAAAAGGTGGCTTTGGGGTGATTTTGGGGTGACTCGAAGGTGACTTTGGGGTGGTTTTGGGATGACTTTTCATTGCCTCTTGGTGTTTTTTTGTTTTCAAATGTTTGTCAAAACTACTCTTAACCTTCGCATCATAATTACAGCGATTACAATAATATTTGCTCAT